TCCCAGCCATAAAGACAAGGCTCGTGCTTCCACTGATAGTCATTTCGTCCTAAAACAAGGCTGTTCTTGTTCCACACAAGGCATTGCTTTATAATAAGACCACTATCACGACACGCTCCTCTGAAATTATATCCTTCGAGGTCTGCATGCCAGATGTAGAAAGCTGCACCTTCTTTGATGTGATTTTTTAACACTGTAAAGCAGTCTGTTAAAAACAGCCTAAACTGGGTATCGCTCATATTATCGTTTTGAATTTTTAACTCCTGTTTCGTGCCGCCTTTATAATCTACATTATACGGCGGGTCGGTTAGCAATAAATCTGCGTCTATCCCTCTCATCAATCGAGATACATCTTCTTCTTTCGTGCTATCTCCACACATCAAGATAGAATTTCCTAGCTCATATAATTCGCCATACTGACTATTTGCATGTTCCTTTATTTCAGGCACATTATCGTCATTATGAGTAACTAATGGAGTGACACATGTATTCAAGTCTAAAAATCCGTCGGGCAGTTTAATGTCATCAAGGTTTACTTTTAGTCCGTCTAAAAAGTCCGCCACGCTTTCCGCTGTCATCTCTCCGTATGTGCTGCTTATTCGTAGTAGCAGGTTTTTGGCGGCTTCTTCATTCGGTAGGTCGATATAGACGACGGGCAAATCGGGTATTGTCTCCCCTCTAGCTTGCATTGCTTTTAGCGTTTGAAGTCTTCCGTGTCCGTCCAATACTTTATTTTTGCCGTTATGCTTCCAAACAAAAAAAGGTGTAGCAAAACCGTATTGCTCTATGCTCCGCTCAATCTTTGCAATGTCGTCGTCTGTCCGTTTTTTTAATCCCCCTTGAAACTCGGTTAATTCCGATAGGGGTAGGGTGTCTTTAGTATCGCAAGCTATTCTCATTCAATCCCTCTCAATTTATTTTCAAACTCTATCAAGTCTTCGTCTTCTTCGTCGGCTTCTAGCGGTAACTCCCATGCCCTGCGGAGCTCTTCCATGTGTCTGGTGTAACTGTCTCTTTTCCCGCCGGTATTCTCGTAGAGCCTATAGCCGATAATTTCATTTAATTTTGTATCGTGTAGGCCTCTGAATAAGGCTTGGAATTTATACCAGTGCATCTTGCTTGTAACTAGGTCTATTCCGTATTGCTCCAAAAATGCCGCATAGATGTAGTCTGCATCTATCGTGTAGTCAATAACTTTTTCTGCCGCTTCGCTTTTGTTGACTCTTGGTAAGATTTGCGGCGGGTTGCAGAATTGCACCAACGCAAAAAGCCCGCCTAGTCTGTTGTTTGGTTTTTTGTCCTTATACATGAAATCAAAGTCTTCAGGCGGTGTGTCTTTGTCTTCCAGCAATCCTAAAAACCTTAGCCAATATTTGAACGATGTTTGTATGTAGTAAAGGCCGCCTTCCACCTCTACGGATTCAGGCAGCCCTGTTTTTTTTAGGTCAATCATTATGCGGCCGTGAAGGTGTCGCCCTCAAAAGTACCTTTAATAAAGGTAGGCTCGCCTGAACCGTTGAGTGTTACCGCCCCGTTTGTAATTTCATTCAACGCAAGGTCAAAATCGATGTTCTCGTTGACGGTATCCATTTGGTTGATAGTTACTAAAGCGTCTATCTTCCAAGCCTTGTAGCAAGGTACGCTATCGGTCTCGCCCTGCGGTGTGTAAGAGCCTTTCTCTTTGTAGAATGCGATTAGAGCGTCTCGGTGTGCGTCCTTGCCTGTAGACCTGTTGAAAAGCATATCAAAGATTGCCCTGTAATCAGGTTCGTCCTTAAACATTGTAAGGCTCTGCGATAGGCTCGGCTGATAGCTGTCGACTTCATTTTGCGGGGTTTCGCTCGAAATGAAGTCGAAGGTTTTCGTTTGCGGGTTCATGCTAAGCGTGAATGTCGTAGATTTTTTGATCTGCGTCCATTTCGGCACCGTTTCCGTGCCCGTGTTAATAAAAGGCACTATCTTTGTTTTTTTAATTAAATCTGCCATAGTTTAATTCTCCTTAATTTGTTTCGGCGGGTTCATAATAATCACACTTAATCGCCGCCGCATAGGTTGTAAGTCCTTTACTATCGGTGTCGATGTATTGCGGAAGTGTAACAGCTTCACAATCTATCTCCAGTCCGTCGGGGCTTGTTACTGTAGCCCCGTCCAGTTTGTCGGTTATTTGTTTCGATAGCTCCCTTGCTTGCTCTGCGTTTTTCATTCTTACGTAAAATGTAAGGTTGCGAGAAACATACCTAGAGCCGTCCGAAAACCTTTTTTCAGCGGCAGGGCTTGGGTCGTGTCTTACGCAGGCTCCGTCAGTGTCTGCTGTAGGTATAAGGTCGCAATAAATTGTAAAAGGCAGCTGTATGGCTTTTTCTGCCCATTCGCTTACTACTTCAGCTATGTTTGATTTCGTCATTTACCAGCTTCCTCCATTTGTCCAGCCATCTGGCTTTTGCCGCTTCAAACCACCTTGCGCAGGCACTAGGGTTGCGTTGCTTTGAATGGTCAAACCCGTCTCCGTAATATTGACGGCGGGCGTATGGTGTTTTCCACTTAACAAGCCCGCTTCCTATTACCGTGTTGATGACTGCCGATTTCTCTAGTGTGGCTGTGTCTTTGGGCACGAAGTAATTACTATCGGTTATTACCTGCGTATCCAGCTTCATTTGCGCCCGTTTTACAGCCGCTTTAAGCCTTGCCCTAGTTGCCGCCTCGTTGAAGTTTCCCTTTACCGTGAATTCTATTCCGCCTGCATTATTCAAGGGTTACCTCCCAATGGTGCGGGCAATCCAGCTGCGTATAGCAAGGCATAACGCTCCGGACAGTGAAAGTTTGCCCCTGCCATTCGATAACGTCTTTTGGTGCAATCGGCTTCCTTTCTGTTGCTTCTCCGTTTTCCTTTTCGTAACGTGTATTTTTAGCGTCAACAAAAAGGGTTAAGGTGTCTACCTGAACCTCTCCATAGGAGCCTCGTACAACTTGGATGGTTACTCCGATTCGCACTTGTCTCAAGACTATCTTTGAATAGATAGGGTTTCTGTTGCGATCTAGCCCTGCCGTTTTTTTTAAAACGCAGTCATGTACTAAAAGGCGGGCGGGTATTGGTCTTGCCATTATCTCACCCCCTGCATAACATCACAATAAAGCCTTATCCATTTGTATTTTTTGGCTTCTAGGCTTTTTGCGTTTAGCTTTGCCGCCTCATTTGCTGCGGTGCGGTCGTATGAGTAGGAATAGCCGTTTATGCTTTCGCTTGCTACCGCTCCGCTTTCTGCTGCGTTTCCGCTCATTTCCAGTGCTGCATTGTAGTCCGTTTCAATCATCATACAAACCGCACTATCTATCCCGTCTTTTTCACGCTCGACGATAACGCCGTCGGTTATAAGCCGTTTTATAAATAGCTTGTTTTCGGCGGCGTATTCATTAAAAGCGGCCTCATCAGGAACGGCGGAACGCCCTAGGGTTGTTTTATAAAAATCGTAATTTACATTCTCGAACATTCCGCCTTTTCTCCTTATTTTTTACCGGCTTCATCCCCGTCTTCTTTCGGAGTTGCATCGCCGCCGTCCTTCGAGTCCGCTCCGTCTGTCGGGTTGTCCGGTGTCGTCGGCTCCGTCGGAGATTGATCCTTCGGGGTTTTGGGTTTAGTCGGTTTAGTCGGTTTAGTCGACTGTTTTTCTTCATCCGGAATATATCCTACTGTTTCCATAGTTTTTCTCCTTATGCTTTGTGGTGCAGGTAGATGCCTGCCGTCTTGTTTTCGTAGACATCCGCAAGACCGTACTCACGGAAGTTAAATATCCAAGCGTCAGCGTCTGGATTGTCTGCGGGCGGAATTGCCTTACTTACATTGTGCTTTGTGTACTGCAAGACTGCCGATTTTTCAACGATAAGGAAGTTTATATCCTTTCCGGCCGCCGCTTTCTTAAATCCGCCTTTTTCCTCACCGCCTGTCTTGCCGTCAAGTAAATCAATAGCGGTGTAGAACCTTGCGCTAGGAACCTTTGTAATGCTTGCGAACGCTCCCAAAATATCACGGCTCTTTGTTGTGTCTACATTCTGCGCTGCAATCAAAAGGGCAGATGTGATAAATAAATGCCGGTTCTCGCTCGGAACCTCCGCATTATCCATTGCAGATATAGCGGTCTGCAATGCAGTAAGAACATCCGCCCCTGCTGCAAGAGCGCCGCTGACTTTGGTCGCTGCAAGGTCGGAATACTTTGCAAACCTAAAAGCGTCTTGTTCAGGGATAACTTTTGTTCTAACAAACTCGGCGGCGAGCTTACCGAATGCAAGCCCTGCTGTCTCTTCATCATCCATAGCGTCAACGCTGAATTTGCGTCCACGGTCATAGTTAAATTCGACAGTCTCATTTTTAAGTACGACATTCCCGTCTACATAGCCGCTGTTGCGGTCATACTTACCCAATCCGTCCATATCCAATTTTGGAATGATGATTTCATTTGCGTTCGCTCCCTGCTTCGCAAGGGTTGCATCGCTTTCAAGAACGGCTGTTTTTGCTCCGTTCTGGTAGACTTCATCCAAGAGGTCTACATACTTTTTGAATTTTGCTATTTGATTAGCCATAAATTAAAATCTCCTATTCTTTTTTAGGCGGTAATCCCATTACTGCCCGTGCCTGTGCGTCATCGTCAGACTTTCCGCCTTTCCCACTCATCGGGGGAACAACGGGCGGTGTCGGCTGTGTTTCGTCCTTCAAGATGTCCGCCTTGTCTTTTGTGATTTCGGCGAAAATGTCATCAAGATTTTTTCCTTTGCTTTCGTCTGCTCCCAGCACTTCTCCCATTTTTGCGGCGATTGCCTCACGAGTGATGTCGTTTACAAACTTTTTGCCGGAAAGATAATCTTTCACTTTTGCCGAACGCTCCATAGCGGCTATTTTTGCCGCACTGTCTTTTTGTAATTTTTCAATTTCGGCCTTGTATTTCCCAATCTCGGCCTTGGTTTCGTCGTAATCCTTGACCTTTTCAATGGTCTTGTTTGCAGTTTCAAGCTGCGCTTTGATGTCATCGTAGTCGGCATATTTTGCCTTTTCCCGTTGTACATCCTTCCCATTTTCTGCCATAATCTTATCGATTACATCAGCGTCCAAGTTCAAACCTTCTAAAAAATCACGTTTCATTTTTTTCTCCTTACGCATTTTTTTACGGCTATGCCCGCCGTTTGGATAGAAAAGGATAACGCCCCTTTTCACAGCGTATATACATATAGTCATTTTTATAAACGACTGCCTGTATCAAAAGAAAGGCGGCTATACTAGGTGCGAAAGCATAACCGCCAAAGTGAAACTTTTAGGTACTATGCCTTATACCTATATAGTCATTTTTATTTCTCATTTTTGAGGGTTTTTGTGTTTTTTTTATTATTTTTTTTAATTTATATTTGAATTGTATCTAAGTCTATGAAACTTACGATGTCATCTACTTTCCGTTTGTAAAATAGTTCATGCTGGACTCTTAAATAAATGTAAGATGTAAAACTTTTATGAATGGTAAAATCCTGTATTTGTAAATATCGGGCTATGATGTAGGTTATAGCGTTATGTGCTTTTTCTTCTCGGCGGCTTTTGTCCAGCTTTGCTATATGCGGGTTTTTCTTTGCGTGTATCGAAATGTAACGCAGGGCTATATCATACCCCAGCTCGTACATTTTATTAAGGGCGGTTTCGTCGCCTCTTTTATAATCCCATTGATAATTCAATAACCGCTCATTATCATTTTTTGGAGCTTCAAAGTGTGGTAGGTCTGTTTTCTTTTCCGGTAACTCATCAAAATTAAACTCCAATTGTATAGGCATTATTAGCCTTGACGCATTATCGCCCTATAGCTCTTGCCTGTTAATTCTACCACTTGAGCGCTCTCGGTTAAGCGGTCGGCGGCGGCGATCCCGATATACTGTAAGAATTCTTTTTTCGTTTGATTGCTTATTAAAACCGTAGGCTTTCGGCGGTTGTAGCGTTCGTTTATTATTTGATAAAGCATATATTGCTCTTCCGCTGCGACCGCTCCCCGTCCGATTTCGTCAATGATTAAAAGGCCTGTCTTTCCGTAAGCGTCTAAAATCTTAGCCTCCGTTTTATCGGCATTAAAAGATTTTGCCCGTCTTAGCTCCTCGACGATCGACGAGGCTAGCCTATATAGCCCGCCGCACTCTCGGATAATTCCGCAGGCTAGGTGTGTCTTGCCCGTTCCTACATTGCCTAAAAAAATAAGGGTTTGGAAGCCTCCGCATTTTACTGCCTGTATAAATAAGCGGGCTTTAGCTAAGGTGTTCTGCTTTTCGCCATCGTCTGCCTTGTAGGTGTCTAGCGACTCTTTTAAAAACCTCTCGGGGGCTTCTTGTTTGTAATGAATAAACAGTCTTTCATCTCTTAGCTCCCGTTCACGCTCCAGAACTTCAGCTTCGCTTCTTGGCTTAATGGTTGATAGCTTGTTTAGCAAGGCCGATATGTCTTTTAATTCGTTCATTCTCCCACGCCTCTTTTTTAAATCATATTTATAATTTCTTCGGGAATGTTGCTTTCATTCCCCCATAACGCCCCTGCGGCTTTTTGCTTTACACCTTCGTACCTTTGCCGCCGCTCCCAATTTCGGACGCTCGCCCGCCAGTCCTTCATTTTTGCCGTCCCAATTTTCCATCCCTTACTTTCGTAGAAGTCAAAGAACGCTTGAGCGTCTACGCTGTTTTTTCGCTCCGTGCAATAGGCTTGAATTTCTTCAACCGTCGGTTTTTCAAAGTTTTTTGCTTTCGGTTTTTCGGCGGGCTTCTCCGTCGTCGGCTCTTCCTTTTCCGTCTGTTGCTTTTCTTCCTGCCCCTCTTGCTTAGGCTTTTCTTGGGTGTGTTGGTTGCCTTTGTGCTTCTTTCCGGCGGCCGCTCGCTTTGCTTTGATTGCTTCGTACTTCTCGGCCTCTTGGTCAATCCTGCGTGCGATTTTAACCCATAGCGAGTATTCAAGCGAACCTTCCCCGATTGGCGGTTTTTCTCCGCTTAAGGCATAGTTGATTGTATACATTGCAAAATTTGCCTTGTATTCTTCCGGTAAATCTGCGATGTATTCGCTGTGAAAGACAAATGACTCTCTCATTTTTGCACCTCGTGTTTTTGTAGTTCTATTTCATATATTTTTTTACAAAGTTTCATAACCTCGCCCGTGTCTCTGCTTATGTCTAATTTCCCATTGCATTTTAACGAGCAGGTCATTCCCATATTCAAGCGGTGGTCGATTACAAAATCGCCATACTTAGCCCGATTAGCTTTAGTGTTGCCTATTCGGTGTGCCCCTTGCGGCTGTTCTTCGTTCAAAGGCCGCCCGCATACTTCACAAACTCCGCCGCTTGTTGCAAGTGCATAGCGGCGTTGGTCTTTTGCTCTCATAAAATCCCTC